AGACATAGTAGAAAAACGAAGACTCTACCTAGAAGCAGAAGATTGGGGTAATAAAATATCCCAACACTACTGTACTAAAGGTGGTAGAGGAGACTTAGGTTTTGGAATGGGTTACTTTGTATATTATAACAATGGAGCAGTACATAAACTAGAAGGAAAGAGGATAAGTATAGTGCAAGTTCCTAAGAGTATAGAAGAAGTCATTGACGACTACGGAAGGAGTCAAGCATGATTAACTACACACAAGACCAAGTAGAGTATATAACTAACCAATATAGACTTAAACCTGATAGAGATACAGTAGAAAAACTAGCAGAAGAACTAGATAAGAGTGTAAAATCGATTATAGGTAAACTATCAAGAGAAGGAGTCTATAGAAAGACTGAATATACAACCAAAGCGGGTGAGAAACCAGTCACGAAACTAGAAATAGTCCAAGAAATGGCTGACCTACTAGAAATACCAGTAGAAAAACTATTAGGACTAGAAAAATCACCAAAAACAGTACTAAAACTATTAAGAAATTCACTAGGAGAAGAATAATGAGATTATGTAAGTTAGTAAAAGCTGGAGAGAACATGAAAATCATAGGTGAGCATGGATTATATGCAGAAGTGATAGAGTTGTTCGAAAGTCCCAGCGGGTATAAAGCACGACTAAAGTTCGGAGATGACTGGAAGACAGAATTGTCTGTGAAGCGTCTAAGAATGATACAAGACCCCAACGTGGTAAGAAGTCCTCATGCAATCTAAAGGCTAAGGGACAAATTTACGAAAGTTACCTATAACCCACTCTTGCAGTGGGTTTTTTATTGCCTCAAAAAAATTTTGAATTGGCACAAGTTTAGTAAATCTTAGATAAGTTTTTAGTAATTGTTGATTAGATTGAAAGTTAATGGACTTTAGAGTTAAGTCCAGTTGATACTTGGTTGTATCTTGTTGATATTGATTATACAATTAACACTCTGTTCTTGTCCCAGATTAGATGCTCAGCTGTCACTCTCGCTTACGCTTCGTTCCAGCTTCTCAGCATCAGTTAGGACTAACGAGTGTAATCGGTAGTTCGTATTGACTGTATATCAAATTTATGAATATATTTTATCACACTTTTTATCATAATGCAAGAAGTGTTTTTCGAAGGGGTATGATTTTGTTTGTTGTTTTGCCTTTAGCGAATGATAAAATATTTTCTTTTATGAGGGATAGTTGAGTTGTTATGTGATTTTGTTCTATTGATTTTCATGGAGGTCACGAACGTTTTGTAATTCTACGAAATCTCTCGCGTTCAAAGAGTTTTCGTGCCTCTAATTCTCGTGAACGCTTTCGATAATTGTTCGTTTCATTTCTTTTAGCGTTGGGTTTTATGTAATATTTTCTGTTTCTGCACTCCTCTTTTATCCCAGCGTTATCACACTTTTTCCGAAAGATTCGAAGTCCTTTTTCGAAACTCATTCCTTTTAACTCAACTTTTGGCATTTGCCCTCCTGTGAAAAGTCCATCCACGTTTTCGTAGATAGTATACTTGTGAGGCGATTTGTGACGTACTTCTGTCCAGCTGTTTTGCAATATCTTCTGTTGACATACGATTGTAGTGTCTTTTCAAAAAATCTTTTTCTACCATTGTCCATGTTTTATTCATAAATTGTTACCACCATCATTGTTCTATGTCCCACTTTCGGATAGTAATGAAAGTGAGTACGGTTTTTAAATAAAAGTGCTTTCCATTGCTCTGGATAGCAAACGTGTTCTATTTTGCCATCATCTCCAATTACAACGGTTGCACTCGTGTTATCGAGTGGTTGATTGAGACAAAGTAGAAAATTATAATATTCTCCACTGTGGTCTCTGTGAGGTAAACATTTGACTTGTCCATTGGGAAAAGTATTGTTTATACGAAATGTTTCTATTTTATCTAGGTCTACTTCTTTTCCAAAGTGTTTTTGCCAAAAAGCATCGAGAACATCAATCCACTCTGTTTCGTGTTCATCAATTAGGTGCATTTTGTCAGCAACAAAGAAAGGACTCAGGTGAACTGGGTCAACGTTCCAAGGTAATAATCTAAATAGAGTTTGGTCAGTATAAGTAGTAATCTGCTCTTTTAGTTCTTTTGATAAGAAATTTTTATCCTCAATTATCATAGTAAAATGTTCCTACAAGTACTACTCTTATTCCTTTTTTGGGTAGTAAAAATGTATGTTTCAGATTAGAGAAAAGAAGTGAAGCTCCTGCTTTTGCTGGAAACTTATGTTCTTTGCCTTCTTCATCAAAAACGATAGTAGACAATTCAGGATTATTTGTTATATAAGTAATCATACTATAACAGTTTTTCTGATTCCAATGAAAGTCTCTGTGTATATTGACATCTACATCTCTAGAATAGTTTACATTGATACAAAGTCTGTTAACGTAATCTGGTTTTGGCATACCCATCTTTTCTAGTATACCATACCATATATCTACCATCTGTTGTCTATCTTCTTCTATGTTTACTGGATAATCTCTTAAAGGTTCTCTTGCTGGTTCATTTTTAGTAATAAAATGAGATGCAAACATTCCAAGTTCATCATCATCTGTAAAATTTAAAGAGAATTGATACCTTAATTTATCAAAGAATAGCCCGAAATGCGATTCCGTTATATTTAGTGTATTTTCTAGATATTTTATCATACGAATATTATACAAAAATTTTTAATTGCTGTCAAGAACTATTTTTAGATATGTTATAGATTATTCTTGACTTATGCTCGCAAAGTTGCTATAATATATCTATGAATGAAAATGATATATACTATTTATTTTTCCTAGTGATGTGTGTACATATTGCTTACTCATTAGGAAAACAATTCGGAATACAAACCACGATAGACTATTTAGAAAAGGAAGGAATTTTAGAGTTCGATGACTCTGAAAAATAGTTCTTGACATCAAGGTTAATTTTTGATATAATTATTTTGTAAGTGATAGTTTCACTTGCATATTGGTGCGTCTACCGAAAGGAGACGTGAATTATTTACTGAAAAGGAATTATGGAGAAAAATATGAGTATAGATTTAAGCAAATTTTGGCTTGGATTGGATATGCCCACATTACCGTCTTACACGGATGCAGCATATCCACGATATAACTTAATCGAAAAGGCAGGAGACTATCGTATAGAAGTCGCAGTGCCAGGATGGAGCAAAGATGAGTTGGAGATTGTTTTTGATAACAAAGAACTCCACATCAAGGGTAAAAAAGAAACAAAACTAGGAGAAGATGAGAATTTTATTCATCAAGGACTAAGTCTAAAATCTTTTGAACGAAGATTTATTCTAAACGCCGACCTACAAGTAGAGAAAGTAAGTCTACAAGACGGATTGTTGACAATCACACTGTTACGAACTCCAGATTCCAAGAGAAAAATCTTGGAGATTAGTTGATGAGAACATTATCAAAAGTTCGTGATAGTATATGTGAGAATGGAGAGTTTTGCAACATGATTGCAAATGCAACTCTAGCGTGTGCCTTTGGAGGCATAATGGTGAATTCCATTGCCATTCTTACTTAAACTGTCAGAATGTATTAGGGGAGCTTTGGCTCCCCAACCTATAAAGGAAAATATGAAAATATCAGAAGAAGGAAAAAGTTTAATTAAAAAATTTGAAGGCTGTGAATTAGAAGCATATAAGTGTGCTGCTGGTGTGTGGACTATTGGTTATGGTCACATCAAAACAGCTGTAGAGGGAATGAAAATCGACCAAGCAACAGCAGATGAATTGTTTGATGAGGAAATAGTAGAGTATGAAAACTATGTGAACACAGCAGTATCTGTTCCACTATCTCAGAATCAATTCGATGCAATTGTGTCTTGGGTGTTCAATCTCGGTAATGGCAACCTTCAAGCTTCAACTATGTTGAAAGTCCTCAACTCTGGCGACCATGCCGGAGTACCAGCTCAAATCAAAAGGTGGAACAAAGCTGGTGGTAAAGTACTAGAAGGACTCATTAGAAGAAGGGAAGCAGAAGCATTACTTTACGAAGGTAACGAGTGGAGCCATATCTAAACTGGTTAGTAGATTATACTGACGAAGTATGGATGAATGGAAAAGTAATTCGTAGGGATTACTCAACCACTTTACCAAGAGGGAAGGAAATACTAAGTGAATTACTTAGCGTATTTCCCAATGTGATTTATGATGAAATAAATATTATTGGGAAGTATGATGGATATAGAAAACCTTATAAAGAACCTAGTATTAGTTTATACAGATATGGTAAAAGACCTCCACTAGAAGAATATGGAATAGAAGGAGTGGGTTTAAATAGACCTTTACATTATGGACTTAAGTATGGACTAAATAGTAAGGAAATAATACTAAAAATACTAGTCAAACACCTAAAAACAAGTATAAAACTACCCAAACATTCAGAAGTTTGGTGCTATAGTAGAACTTATAGTAAAGAACAAGAGTATAATCAAAGTGATATATTTATAAAAACACATCACCACTACGAAGTAAGAAAATGGTGTGATGAAATGGGTATAGAATACCCACACTCAATAAGTATGAGACCTTGGTGTTATGGAATACTGTTTAATAGAGATACTGATAAAGTAGTATCAATTAAAGGATATATAAAATATTATGCAAGAATTTAGAGAAAAATTAAAAGAGTGGTGGAACTGGTTTAAGTCCCTGTTCATTACATATTATAAACTAGATGTTAGTTATAATCACACATGGGGCGACGCAGATGACCAGAGCTTTGTAGTTAAAAAATTCCACAAAAAACAAGAAAAATTCCTCTCATTCACTACACAAGATGGTGAGTTAGTAGAAATACGAGGTGCAGATGGATTAAACTATAGGATATCAGAACTATGAATCAATTAACAATAGGTGGATTGGTTGTATTAGGAGGTCTATGCTACTTTCTATACAGTCAGAATGAAACCTTAAAAGAAAACAATATTAAGTTAGAAAACGCAGTACAAGCCCAACAAGAGGCAATGGACACATTAAGAGAATCTTATGAAAAACAAGGTAAATCTTTAATGAATATGTCTAGAAGAAACTCAGAAATAGAAGCTGAGAAAGCAGAGTACCTTGCAATATTTAGCAGACACAATTTAGATATGTTAGCATTGAAAAAGCCTGGACTTATGTCAAACAGGTTCAACAATGGTAGTGAAAAAGTGATGGAGGGAATGGAAGATGATACAGAAAAGTTATACGAGCTTACTGTGCCTAGCACTGACGATAAGTAGTTGTAGTTTACTTCCTACTAAGAAAGTAGAGATAGTATCTAAACCACTAGAAATTGATATAATGCAACCAGACTTACCCCGACCACTAGAACTTACAGCTCCTAAATGGTGGGTAGTATCAGAAGCAAGGATAACAAATCCTTGTATCAAAAGAGTGCAAGATGATGGCAGTATGAAAAGACCTAAATCTTGTCTCAAAGAAGATACAGAAAATCCAGATTGGCCTGAAGGTTATACCTACCTAGACCAGTTTTTGGATGAAATGAAAGAACAAAACAATGGAGAAGTACTTTTTGTAGGAACAACCATTGGAGATTATAAAGTCATGTCAGAAGATATGCAAGAGTTAAAAAGGTACATCAATCAACTAGGAGAAGTAGTAATATACTATCGAACAGTTACAGCTCCAAGCGAGATAAAAGATGAGAAATGATAAAACAAGTAAATGTTCAAAATTATAGACTATTACAACATTGTGATGTAATGGTAGAGAGGTTATTAAAATTACCTCAAACTTTTAAATCAGTACCAATGCCAAATAATAGTTTTCATAGACTTAGAGAGCTTATGGCAGTTAATGATGGTAGAATAGAAGAAACTAATACTAATGATTATGCAGATAGAATTGGTTATACTGTAAAAACTAACAAGGAACAAGCTAATTTTAATTTTACCTATCCTTGGGCTAGACCTATTAGAGATTATGCTAAGTATAAATTTATACAGTACTTTAACGAAGAACTTTTAACAGGCAGTTGGTATTGGGATAGCTATGAAGTACAACCTCCTAAGTATGGATGGACTGCTTGGCACAGCTCAAAGAATAAACCTAGATATTTTATAAGATTCATTTGGAACAGTGGAGAAGGTTATACAACTTATGTAGAGAATGGTAAGTCTACAAAAATAAACGACAGACATGAGACTAACCCAGGAATGACAAATTGGACAGTTTTAGCAGGAACTCTTGATGGAAACCAATGGTTATCTGATAGAAATTTAGGAGATTATCCGAGAATAGTACTCGATATGTCAATTGCTAGTACAAAACATGATGAATTTAATGAAGCTGTTGATTTGCTAGAGCAATATGTAGAAGAAATTATGACAATGGTGCCTGAAAACAGAGAATTAGAAACTCCAATATTTACTGTTCAAGAAGAAGAAAACCAATATAGAATACCTGCACAACCAAAATAATGTTTAAACATTTATTTCAAATGCTCAAGTGGAAAAAAGAAATGCAGAAACAAGCAGATTGGTTTGATGAAAACGAACCAGCACAAGCAAGATTTGAAGAAAACGAAGATTGGTTAGAAGAATTAGAAGATAGAATAATTAAACTGGAAGAATTTAATGGCAAAAACAACACTAGATGACTTACTCACACATGACGTCAATGGCGAAGTAGAAACCTTGCCTGAGATAGAGAAGAAAAGAAAAGAATATCCTCGCAGTGCTGGTCCAGGAAGCCCTGCTCAAGAAGTTGTCTCATTATACAGAGACATAGCTAAGATTTTTAAGAGTACTACATACTTAAATTTAGGACAAAGAAATCCTGATTTTATACATGGAGACTCTTTTCAAATATACTACTCCCACCCAAACTATAAAAGCACCCCCTATATTTCAAGTTATCCTCCTATAAAGAAAGCGATAAAAAGTATATTATGGGCTTGTAATATGCAAAACCAACAACCCGCTTCAGAGTTAGAAGAACCTTTAGTAAGAAGTGCTAGACTGAATAATTATGATAGACCTATGAGAATAGAAGTTATAAAATTATATAAAGATGTAACAGTCACAGTACCTAAGAAAAGAAAATCAGCTATATTTTTATTAGAAGGAGATATATGGGTACTTACATCTAAAACCAGTAGTGTCGAACAAATGCTGTATATATCAGATATAAGACATGGTGAACAAGGGTTATGGTTAAAAGCTCTGCGAGAAAGAGAAATGTTCCCTAGAAGAATATTAGGAGAAAACACAGGCGTACTTACAGGAAATATATTAAAAACTACCATAGTACCAGAAAAAGACTCATCAATAGTAGTGGTAGATTATGCTTAAAATATTTATAGGAACAAGCGAACACCAAGACACAGCAGCAGAAAGGGTGCTTGTGTATTCATTACATAGAAATACTAATTATAACTTAGATATAACATTTTTAAGACCTAGTATGTTTCCTGATTGGGATAGAAGTACTTGGGGTACTCCTTTTTCATACTTTAGGTATGCTATACCAGAGTTGTGTAATTGGAAAGGCAAAGCTATATACATGGATGTAGACCAATTAAATTTTAGAAATATAGGAGACTTGTGGAATACAGATTTAGAAGGAAAGCCTTTTGGTATGTGCTGGGAAGCGGATAACTGGAATGGTGGAAAGCATAGAGGAACACCTCTTGAGAGAGGTTGGTATTCTGATAGCGTAATGGTAATAGATTGTGAAAAAGCAAAAGAGTGGGTAGATGAGATACATCATATTAGAGATATAAATAATGTAGGCGACACTTACAAGTATGTATTTTTTGCTAAGTGCGGAGCTCCCTACAAAGAAAAAGCAACTATGATACATGAGATAGATGCAAGGTGGAATAGTTTTGATGGAACAAATACTAGCATTGCTGGTGCAAATACACACTATGATATACAGGATATATGGCATGTACACTTTACAGGATTAAGTTATCAGCCGTGGCATCCAAATTACATCTATTCTCTAAAAGGAACTCATGAAAGAAGCGACATAACAAATGTTTGGTGGAAATATCACAAGATTATAAATGATGAGTTATTATTAAATGAGATTTGAAGAGCTACTAAGCCCCATCGGGGTAGAAAAGTTTTATAAAGAACTTAAACATAAGAAGGCATTTTATATCAAGTCAGATAAAAATATCTTTGAAAATTATTTTAGTTGGGAAGAACTAGATAATTATATGAATCAAAATAAGATTGGTGCATGGGACAGAACTCCACAATTACAAATGGTTATGCCAAGTGGTAGAAAGTGGTGTAAGAAAAAGTCCCAAAAGAAAAGAAGTAGAAAAGAAATATTTGATTTATGGAATCAAGGCAGTAGCATGATACTTACATTGAGTGAGTTCTTAAATGAAACCATGTGGAAACAATGTCAAGAGTTTGAAAAACATTATGGAGTTGGGCAGGCAAACATATATTGCAGTAAGCAAGCAAAAGCTAAGACCTTTCCAATCCATGCAGATAGTACCGATAACTTTCTCTTTCATGTAAGAGGAAAAATTCGTTGGTACATATATAAAGAGTTCGTAACTGATAACTATCACCCCAAAGAAGAGGAGGTAACTGTCAGTCGAATAATAGAGCTGGACGAAGGTGATTTTCTTTACATTCCGAAAGGTCTATTTCATAGGGTAGAAACCCTAAGTCCAAGAATATCAATTAGTTTTCACTTTCGAGAGAAAGGAGACAAACCTTACATAAGAAATGATTGGTATGATTGGAAGCCGTAGGAGAACAATATGGCAGACGAACGATTCAGTGGAGATATGTCAAGGAATGAAGTAGAAATAGACCTTAATAAGTTTATGGAACTCGTTACTGAAAACAGTAATCTGAAAGCTGAAATATTAAAGTTAGAAAACGATAAAGAACCTGAGAATCCGTGGCAACGCTGGATTTG